AGATTAATCGCCATGCCCGCGCCGGCCTTCCTACGTTAGGACGAAAGGAGGAGCGGAATGTTGCCATCTGCCTTGCGATTGCCAAGGAGATGCGGGCGGCGATTAGTAAGTGCAACAGTTTTACCGATTCACATGCTTACATGCGCAAGCTTGCGGAGCAGCAACCGGAGTTGGTTACTGCCTTGGCTGTTGCCAAGGAGGATTACTATAGCATTGAAAAATATATTACGAATCAGTGTCGTTTGTACACCGTGATGCCGTTGGGCTTGCAGCTGGCTATGGCCCCTGCTACCCAGGCTTATGGTAGTCATTCGGTAAATGTGCTGAATGCCGATCGTACGGATCGGTATGGTGATGGACGTTACCGGGGCTTTTGTAGCGCGCAGGACGCCACTTTGTACCGTTATGGATTTTACAAGATGGTTGTTCCTGTGGTCAAGTACATGGAGACATGGAAGAAGAGCGCGTATCTTCATTGTTCGGATGATATTCTCTTCTTTGTGCCGTTGGGACGGCACAATTCATTAAGTTTCAAGCTGGACTGTAAGCACTTTGACTTGGGGCAGTGTAGTGAGGTGCTTGCCCCTGTGATAGGGGTGATGCGAGAATACATGGAATATATTGATGTGGTTGGTGCCCGCATTTGGGCGTCGTACTACACTGAGCGAAATATATTGATTGGTCAGGTTAATGTATCCACGAGGGACACCGGTCCCTCTGGTACTGTTCTTCAATCTAAAGTTAACAACGTTCTTGCCAATATAATGTGCGAGAGAGTTAAGACTTTGGTTGATGCGCTTTTGGCTCACCATTTCCCTGGTGGAATGCCCAGAAATGGCTTTCCGACTAAGGGGGGTGAGGCCGACCAGATTGACACCATGTTTCCGCGTGGGGCGGATGGAGAGAGAAATTTCAGCCTGATTACGGATATTGTCTTTCAGGTTGGCGCGTCCCTTGGCTTTGTTTGCAAAGTTGAACGCGTTAGCGAAAATTTTACTATGAGGCCAGAGACGAATATTCTCGCCAAATATTTTAATAAGCCCGTCCCATATTTGGGATATGAGCACTACTACGACTGGGAAAAGAATGTGGTGGTCAGCTGCGTTGATTTAGCGCGCTGGCTTGCTCAGGCACAGTTTCCCAAGCGCCGTTTTGACCCAATTAAGCAGGCGCACGAAGATGAACAGTACTTTCTCATTCGTGCTACAACCTTGGCTTTGAACACTGGGCTGATGCCCCTCTTTGCCAGAGAAAAACAATATGAGGTCCTGGA